ATTGGTAGGTTTGGTTTTAATTTATATAATTCAGGAGGAGATAGTTAATGTTTAAATTAAAAGATATTTTTAAAGTAGCTGTTGTAGGAGCAGCAGGATACTTTGGAGGAATGTTAGGAGGAAAATTTGGACAAGCAGCATTAGGTAAAAAATTTGGAAGTGCATTAGGTCAAAGTCTAATGAGTAGAGGATCTGGCACAGGTGGATCACAAGCATACCAAGTACGAGCACCTAACCTAAGTCAATTTAATATGCCTACATATGCTTCAGGTAGTGCAAGATCAGAAATGGTTCCAGGTTCAATGCGAGTAATTGATGGCATAGCTATGAATGGA